CCCCCCGTTGCAAAACGGGGAGTCTCCTTTCGCGCCTAGCGGCGCATTCGGTCCTGTGGGACTTCTAGTGAGGAACAGCTATGGTAGTATCCTTGGGTTTACCCATTACAAAAGATACAGGTGACATTGACTCCGTGCAACTCGTGCCCAACTCCCCCCATTATTGGTCAGACGATACTTTTATCGATATGGCCGCAGTGGGTGGAAACTTGACCACGAGACATGAACGAAATGTCATCACTTACACACGTGCTTCTAAGACTAACCGTCAAAGAGCCAATATGTGTAGGAATACCAAAACGCTGCGATATTATTCTGGGCAAGCTACTGAACGCTCTCGTACGAACTACGATAGCGGCAGTACACACCAATATTATTTGGTTGCCCAGCATCATATAACAGCAGAAGCTGCTCATGCCAGTGCCATCGCTCTTGCTCGCACAAACTTCGGGGTTACCCTCGAAGGTGGTGTGTTAGGAGCGGCTGGCCAGGGGTTCATTAACCAAGCGGTTACTGATTTACGCCCCGATCTTACAGTTGCCCAAGTTCCCAATTTCCTTTTGGATATTGCGGATATCAAGCGACTTTATGAGATTTGGCATAAAAACACTAGTGTTGCTAAAAATCTGGCGGGTTTGCGGCTCAACTGGAAGTTTGGAGTAAAGCCTTTTATAGGCGATCTCCAAGCCATGGTTGAGGCAATATCGTCGACTCGCGAGAAGATAGCAGCCTTTGAGAAATCACTGAATCAACTTTTTCATAGGAGTAAGGTGATGCTCGAAGATTCCCAAACGCTATCGGGTTCTAACTTGTTTACTAGCGAAACCATGACAACATGGAACGCTAGGTTGACACGTCAGGTCTCAGCTCATATTGTGTATTGCCCTATGAAGCTTCCGCTAATTAGTGCATTACACAAGGTCCTTGGGGGTCTTTTAGACGCCCTCGGATTTGAGCTCAATCCAAGAATTGTCTGGGATGCTATTCCATTCAGCTTCGTACTCGATTGGTTTTTCGATGTAGGAAGTTTTCTGGGACAGTACAAACTAGACACTCTTGAATTGCCGATAGCATATGTAGATTCTTATCTACAGTACAAACAGACGCTGAAATTTGAATCTGCGACTCAAATTACGTACGGTCGTACGGAATTTAAACCGTGGATTCGAAGCGGTGGATGGACAACGGAGGAAACTTATTTCCAACGTATGCCCATTCTCCCAGACTTTGCCACCATCTCGGGGCTAGGCTGGAAGATACCAACCACAAGCCAATGGATTAATTTAGTCGCATTGGCCACTGTTTTGAAGAAGTAGATAGGCTTCTGCCTTACTGCTGATTCAGAATTTCTTTACTTAGCCATCTATCCTAAGCTGGAAGGAATGGACGCTGTCTCAAAAGGACAATGTTTCATCTGACTTGTTTATCGACGGGTGACTTTGTAATCTAACTTGATAATCGTCGAGAGACGACTATCCTTAACACCCCCTTGTTAAGGGGAGAAGTAGATCTTTATGTCACTTTCAACTCCACAAGCTCTTTCGAAAGATACAGCCACAGACGTCGACACTAACACTTCTAGTTATGTGCTTCGTGCTGCGGATCTGAATCGTTCTGAGTTTTCTGTCGCGGGATTAACTCTCCCGTCCGAAAAGAAACTCACAGTCTCTCATGAGGTTGGAAAGAATCTTGAGCAAAGGCATCTCGTGCGCCTCGATCGAACTGAGGTCGACGCTGTACTTGTGCCTGCGACGGTGTCCGTTTATATGGTCATCGTTCGCCCAAACAGTACTGCGATAACAGCTGCCATCTGCCTTGAGGAGGTCAACAAACTTGTAGACTTTCTTATTGAAGGCGGGTCAAACGCTAACGTTACCGCAATCCTTAACAACGAGGTTTAACTCGTTGTGGGAGAAATTGGCGATATGTTAGGCTGTTAGGTACTGGCATGTGGTGTTTCTGCACCTTGGAAGTATGCATAAGGGATTGCTTCTCGGAGATCTATCTATGAATATAGGTAATCTGAAAAGCCTCCACTCTCTTTGGGTGGCCCTAGCTTCTAACCAACGCTATTCGGTCTATGTTGAGAAGAGGGACATACAAACCTTTTCCATCAGGGCTGAAAATGAGGGGTTAAGTTTTCTAGTGAGCGTCTTACCAACATTAGGTAAGGCACTTGACGAGTTTCACTCAACAACAGTGTGGAACTGTCCTGAAGGATTTTCGACGAAGGTCGATCTGGAAGGATATGTATTGCCTCTTTTTCTTGGCAATGCCGTTAAGCGTGCTTTACTAGGGGACTCCCTCGCCGTAGATTGTGTAAGACAACTATCTTACATTTTCTATAAACTGGAGATGGATTATGAGGAGTCAGTTATTCAACATTATCTCGAGCAGTTTATTCACACTGATCTTGATATTGTTGGTTGTCATCGTGTGGAGGATAGCTCTTATCATCCTCATGTGACAAGCATGAAACGTATTATTGCCAGGGTTCTGTGTAATACAGACCCTCGCATAATACGTCCATGTCACGGTAGCGGTTCAACTGCTGACCGTATAACTAACGAGAAGAAGTGGCATACATTTTCTTATATCAAGAAACTGGACGACACCTATTCTTACTCAGAACTCTTCTTCTACTCGCCAAACCATCTCATAGATGAGATGGAAAAGCTTGAAGAATCAGAGGAATCCATTCCTCGGGCACGTGTTTGTCTTGTGCCTAAGGATTCAAGAGGACCCAGGATAATATCATGTGAACCTTTAGTGCTAATGTATGCACAACAAGGTCTCATGAGACTTCTCTATAAGGTTCTCGAGACTCACCCTCTTACGCGTGGTCAGTTGAATTTCACTGATCAGGGAATCAATCAAGCTCTCGCTCACCAATCTAGTATAGATGGTGAACTCTGCACGATTGATCTTTCTGAAGCGTCAGATAGAGTTACATTGAAACTCGTACAGGATGTTTTTCCTCCTGTTTGGACTCAATGTTTCGAAGCTTGTCGCTCCGAAGAGACTCTACTGCCAGATGGCAGAGTGGTGAAGCTAAACAAGTTTGCCCCGATGGGGAGTTCTTGTTGCTTTCCAGTTGAAGCACTCGTTTTTTGGGCAAGTGCGCAGGCGACAGCATACCGACTTGGCACAAAAAGGCCAGTTGCGTATGTGTACGGGGATGACATCATTGTGGAAGTAGGCGTTGCTGAAGCCACAATGAAGGATCTTGAGATGATTGGCTTGAAGATCAATCACAACAAGACCTACGTCCAGGGTCCTTTCCGAGAATCTTGCGGTGGTGACTTCCACTTAGGTGTGAATGTCACCCCTGTCAGAGTAAGGAAATTCCTTGACAAGTCCCACACTAATCTCGCTACTGTAGCGGATTTGATAAATAACTTTATTATCAAATTCGGGTACGAGGATTCCATAAGGCTTATTGATACTATTCAAGATGCCTGTGGATACTTTTTCCCTAGGACCGATCTTCAGATTCCTCTGACAGTTCGGATTCCTCCTAGTTACAGTAATGATGTCTTTTTCAAGATGCGCTTTAACAAAGCGCTTCAAAGAAAAGAACATCGTATTCTCCAACCATCTACAACCTCTTTAGAGGCTTGTGAACCAGACTGGTGTGAGATGCTCCGCGTGGAGCTCTCGAAAGGA